ATCTTAAGTTGTGGCTTTTCGTACTGCACACCTTCACTGTTCCACACGTTGAGGATATACATCTTCTTAGCTTTCCAGATTCCCTTGTTAGCGATGTTCTCACGCTTCATCTGCATTTTCTGTTGATAAGCAGACATCATATCGAAAAGCTCTTGGTACGACTTATCGATGTAAGGCTGGATCTTTTGTTCGCAAAAAGCATCGAGTGCTTTAACGATTTCAAGATCATCTGTCATCTCGAGTTTATCGACCAATGGACCCATGTTAACATAGACTGAGTCAGTGTCAGATGCAATTATATAATCTTTGTCTTCAGTCTTGAGGACTTTATTGAAGTATGCATTAATCTTTTTCTCAATCCAGCGGATCGATAACTGACCAGAAGTTGTGATCGCCTCTGCGTGATTGAAATTGAACCATCTGAAGTATTGGTTGCCTAGCGCTCCATACGCCGAGTTGAGCTGGATTTTCTTTGCGAGCTGAAGGTTGTGATAACGCGAGACAAGTTTTTCGTCATCTTTGCTTTTCGTTTGCGCGAATCTTTTTTTGGCTTCAAGCATCTTGTCTTTGTAGATAACACGATCATTATACATCTTCTCCATGAGTTGAGGCAAGAAACCTTGTTTATCTTTTCTATAAGTACAACCATTGGCAGCATATGCTACTGAACCATCACGATATTCCCAATGACCATCAAGCAAATAGTCGATGCTAGGAAACTGCTGACGACCAGCGAAGGTTTCTGGTGAGATATTATATTGCATGATAAGGTGTGGATAGAGCGAGTTCAAGTCAAAAGATACAACCCACTTATGCATGCCAACCTGAGGATCCTTGACATAACCACCAACGAGAGTATCGTAGTTATCTTCAATCTTCTGTTGCGGGATAACAATCTTTTGATCCAACAAGTAGTTGTGAATGATAACATCCCATGGTCTAACAGTAGTCAACGTATCGGTGTAGTTGACTTTAGCATCATACGCAAGAGCAAAGACCTGCTTAATGAAACCAAGCTTATCTTCGAGACGATCAACAAGCACACAGTCATGGATGTTATAGTCGATGAACTTCTCGTAATCTTTCTTGTACAAGTCAAGCAAGCTATCGTACTCTGAATAATCGAGTTTACGTTCACCAAGCACGATGTTAGCGATATGATCTAGACGATAAGACTCTTGGTTAGTAAACGAGAACTTCTTGTAGAGATGCATGTAATCAAGGATAGTGATACCAGCCGGCACGAATGCTTGGTTCTTCTGATCTCTTACGATGATTTCTTTCTCATCAAGGAATTTCCACGGTGAGAGCTTCTTAGCTTCCTTCTCACCGAGCTGACCAATGATACGGTTGACGATATATGGTACGTCAAAGAACTCTACGTTCCAACCCGTCAACACATCGGGTGTCCAATCAGGATGATTCCATATAAGAATAAACTTGGCTAATAGATCTTTCTCATCTTTACAGAGGACGTAAATTACATCATCTGACTTTGGCTTATAATAACCACAGCCAAATACGATGCTGCGACCATTCTTTCTAAGAGAGATAGCAGTGATTGGTTTAGATGCTAATTTGATATCAGGGAAGCCATCATCACTGGCAACCTCGATGTCGATGGTAACTACTGATACGAGTTCAGGATCATAGTCGATCTGACCAGGATACTCATCGTTAATGAATACATATGGATAGTTAGTTAGACCATAAAACTTAAAGTTTGTTATATCGCTATATTGTTTAACGAAATCACGAGCTTCACGCATCGTGTTGAAGTTTACTTTACCAACCTTCTTATTATCCAGAGTTAGATAATCACCATTTACAGAAGGAATGAAGAGGTAGGGCTGATACTCTACCTCTTCATCAATACGCTTACCGTTCTGATATCCACGCAAATAGATCTTGTTACCACGTGCGTAGAAATTTGTATAGAAACGTGACATGTATACCTCAATCCTCAACTATAAACATATTATATCATATTTTACAAGAGAAGTAAATTACTGTTTACCAGCTATCTTTTCTTGTCCACGTGTCCATGCAGCAACACCAAGAATAGCGCCGAATGCCATGTGAATCAATCCACCATTATCAAGTGTGATTGACTTCCACGGTACATATGTCATAGCTTTAATAAACTGTGGCATAAACATAGAAATAATAGGAAACGCTACGAAGTCACAGAAACACATAACCATGTAAAGCCAGCCCATTGCTGGTCTCCACATTGATTTCATCCAAGGTTCTTCTTGTTTGGCATTTTCTGCTTTCCACTTTTCTCTTTCTAGTTCAATGGCAGCAAGTTGTGCTGCCTCTGAAACTTGTGGTGCTGCACTTGGTCTATTAGATGGACCAATATCAGTATAACTAGTCTGTATAGATGCAGCTGCACCTTTTGTTGCGGGTGGTAACTGATCCATAGCAGGCTTTGGTACTGCTGGTTCGTCGTCTGGTGTACCGAATTTAGGCATCATTAACCTCCAAAAATTTCTAAGGCTGCTTCATAATGATGCTTACGATCTTCAAGACCGATTGTTCCACCGTTGATCTTCTTAGTTACAGTTAAGATGTCATCCTTATCTGCCCAGTCATTTAATTCTCTGGAATCCCAGAACCAACCAGCAGACCATGTTGCACCTTCCTCTGTTTCCAACCATGTAGCTGCTTCTTGCAATTCCATGTTCATATCAGAGGCAAATGCCTGATAGTTGCTTTTACCTGTTAATTGAATAAGACCACGACCGCAATAGCGATAACCATCACCAGACTCAGGAGGACCGTTACCCATTCTACTTGCGTAGACGAGATTAGCAATCTTCTCTGGATTCTTGGCATATTCGTTTGGATTCTTACCACGAAAATACTTCGGGAACACTTTCACAAGTGTTTCCGCCCTGTAGTTTAAGTTTTCTTTTCTAGCTCGTAAGCCACCGGACTCATGACCTACCTGAGCCAAGAACATAGAAATTCTTTGTGGTGTATTAATTTCGTAGAATGTTAATACTTCATTTAATGGTTCTACGAACGCCTGAACGATGTCTTCGTCAGTATCTTCAAAAAACTCATTCAATTGTTCAAATGTTACTAAAGCCATTTTAATCTCCTATATTGTAATCAGAACATAATATAGGATTCATCATGACTTATTTATGGTTTTCAAAAGCTCCGATCTTATAGTTCCATTGACGTTCGAGTTCTTTTGTTTCGATAAAAACTTCGTAGATAAATTGAAAGATCTTTTTCATTATATTCTCGCAAAATGTTTTGCAGCTTCGAACATAATTTGTTCTCTGGTAATACCTAATTCTTTTAATTCATATTCTGTCAAAGAATTTAATTGAACAATTGTCGACAAGTATAATGAATAACTACTCATCCATTTGGATGTAGATTCTAACATGTTTAGCATTTGTATTGTCTTTCTTTTAGTTCGTATGAAATGAAAATGTGGCCAGAAGCTATTGCCACCAGCCACATAATATATTATAATATATTATATCACTCTTCTACAAGAAGTTCTTTCTTTGTCTTCTTGGTGGTCTCTACATCTGTAATGTCAATTTTCTTTGGTTTCTTATCTTCTGGAATGATGTGTTCAAGCCAAATCTTAAGGATGCCATTGACCATAGCAGCATTATTAACAACAACATTGTCAGCGAGTGAAAATGTACGAGTGAATGCACGGTCAGCAATTCCTTTGTGTAGATACTGGACGTCGATGCCGTCTTCAGTTAGTGTTTCTACAGTAGTTTGGCCTTTAATAACAAGTTTGTTATCTTCGAGTGTAAGTTCAACATCTTGTTTACCGAAACCAGCAACAGCAAGTTCAACCACATAAACATTATCATCTGTCTTTTTTAGATTGAATGGTGGATAATTGATACCTGAGGCAGTCTTTTGGATATGTTCAATAGTTTCTTGAAACTTCTGAGCAACCTTATCTGAGCCTACAAAATACTTACCAAGCTTTTCAAGATCGGCAAAAGTATGATCAAATTTATAGTTATTCCACTGAGTATTCATATTTTTCTCCTATTAAGCGAGTTTTATAATATGGATCCATTAGGCATCCATAATAGTATATATAATCATCAACTAAAAAATGTCAATAGTTAATGAGCATTTTTCGTTTCTTTTGCCTCTACTGAAAGAGACATAGTGTCACCATGAAAATAATAGATTGGTGTTAATCCATATTGTTTTAGTTTTTCGCCTCTCTTAAGAGTTGCACCGAAACTATTATTAGTATCTCCAAGTGCACAACACATAGTGTTTGCCTCGAGTATAATTGATTCATCAACTTCTTGCATGTTATCCATTAATCCCAGAGTCCTCTATAATATCTACCAAAAAGACGAAGTCCATTTTCTATACGATTATTATATTTTTTTGAACCTTCATAATCATACACATCTTTTTCTAAATCGTAAAATGAAAGAGTATCGTCATGATTAGCAAGTTGATCAAATGTCCATATCATTTCGTCCATGATATAATTATAACGATCAATAGCAAGAGTATCGCTATTTCCATAATCTGTTTTTTCGCCTTTACCAATATTAGGAGCATCTTCTGGATCTGAGCTAAAATAGCCATGATTGTTTGCTTTAAGTTGCAAAAGCATAGGATGAATAATCAAAGCAAGCGTGTGATCCATACTCCATGTATCATACGGGTCGATACGTACTACAACTTTACGATTTATTTTGCTATCAATCCAATTACAGAAATTACACACCCATGTAGAGGCAAGCCAATCACCTAGTTTATCACAGGCTCTATAATCCCAACGATCGTAAACTGTAGGATCATCTGCATATGCACCATTACGATTTACCCAGAAGAAAACTTTCTCTGCGATCTGATGCGGGCCTATCCAGTTTTTATATGGACCAATATTTACTTTCATGATTCATCCTGTACAAGTTCATCGTTTTCAGATGGCCAATTCAATTCTGGCGATTTTGCTTTCTCTGAATTCATGGCAGTTTCTAATGCATGGATAATGCCAATACGGGCAAAAGCTTCGAGCTCGCCTGGACCAAACTCAACTGTAGCATCAGCAGATCCATCTTCATTTATTTTAATGACTTCAAGTTTCATGATGTGACTCCTATAAATAGATTGTACTGGTAAAAGGAACTATAAATGAGCAAGCTTACCTTATATATAGCAGCTGGTGTAATTGGCTTCGGTGTTCTCAGTGGTCTTTACTACAAATGGCGTAAAGATATTGAACGAGAAGCTTTATATGAATATAACCAAAAGCAAATCGAACAGAATCAAAAAGACCAAGAATCTTTAAGACAGCAACTTGAAAATATAGCCAAGAAACAAAAAGAAGTTGAAGAGGCTAATGCTGCTGATAAGAAAGAATTCAAAGGTAAAATGGATTCTATTACATCTGATATCGAATCAAAAGAAACTGTTGATCGTGCAGCCTCAGATGTTTTAAAGAAGACAGTAACTAAACTAAAGGATGCACCGAAATGAAGTTGCTACTCACCTCTCTTGTTGCTTTAACTCTAACTGGTTGTGCATCTAAACCTCCTCAGATTCTTACTAAGACTGAGATGCAGGTTGTTATGCCTGAAAGAACAATGTTTTATTGTCAGAACGTTCGTCGCTTTCCTAATCCAGAAACTTTAACAGATGCACAGGTTGCTAAACTATTAGTTGAATTACATTCTAAGAATACAGAGTGTCAGAAAAATATGAATGCAGTCTATAAATTTTTAGATGCTGCTAAGAAAGAAACAGAAAAGAAAGAAGAGAAGAAGTAATTAAACTTCTTTTCCTTCATCTTCTTCTATCTGTTTAATCAATATTTTAAGAGTTTCTTCAGTTTTTTTAATTGTATCAGTTAGATGTGTAATGATACTATCCTGATTGTACACAATAACCCAGCAATAACCTGCCCAAAAAGACATCAACACCATATTACCATATGTAAAAATGTCAAACATATTATTAGTTATAAACGTAAAGTAAACAAACATTGCGGCAGAATATGCGCTGGCAACGAGAGGAAAGTATTTTTTATAATAATGCATTATGATTCCTTAATATATTCTTTTAACATATCATATAATTCCGGATTATGATCTTTCCAGTGTTCATTTCTAATATTATTAAGCTTATTATCTATTTCCAAGAATGAATTTAAATTTCCTGGTTTTTTCATCATTTCATTTTCAACCATTCTATATGTAGAATCATCGATTTTATCTTTTAAATCAAATAAAATACGATGTTTAACTTTAAGTGGCAAATTAAAACATTTTAACCAATCTCTACCATCTACCATATGCCACTCTACTTTAATTTTATGTGAGTGTCTATGTTTTAGATATTCTTCTAGTTTATAGAATTCATTTACATTATATATCGATATAACAGAAAAGACTTTTACTTTAGTTCTTTTATTTCTAGGATGATTTTCAGCAAACCAATCAATGACTTTCTCTACTATCTCCCACTGACTACCTTTTCTTAAGAAACTATTTAAACTACCATAAGCATCTACACTTAGATTTACAGATAAAAATTCGCATTGTTTTAATAAATCATTTAATGCTTCACTAGGTATCATAGTAGTATTTGTTGTTAAGAATATTTTAAGTTGTGATAAATTACATTTATTGAGTATTTCAATAAACTTCTTTTCTTCCATCAATGGCTCGCCACCAATT